TTCTTCATATCTATATTGCAATATTATATAAACTAATAGATTTTGATAGTACCGAGATAGTTCTAAGTATGTTGACATCTATCTAGAAACATACTAATCCACTACCTTAAGCTCAAGTATATTTAATATTATTATTTTATATAAGAAAAAATACTTATATTTGCATAACGAATATTTAAAAGAACATGGGAAAAAGTAAAGGAAATAATGGCTCAGAGCTTCATAGATTAAAACCTATGCAGGAATATGATGAAGCTACTTTCAACAGACTTTATAAAGTCTGTAAGCCAGTAATTAGAAACCTTACCAGACAGATTGATTATAAACGGTTTAATCTTACACCGGATATTATCCAATCTTATTTCTGGGATAAGATGTTATTTGTTTTCAACAAATACTATGGTGAATGTACTGAAGAACATCTTAAAGCCAGAATCCTTGCATCACTTAGTACATTTAAAAACAAATTGCTTCGTTCTGCATACGGAGAACAAGCAGAGTATAATCAAAGCCTCTTTAAACTTGATGACTTATTCGACAATGACAAAGAATTAGAGGATGATACCGAAGAAGAGAAAGCTAAATCAGAAATGCTTGATATGATGTATACTTATATGAAGGATAAGCTTTCTCCAGATGCCTATCTTTTGTTTGAGGTATTAATTACTCCTCCCCCTTTTATCAAGGAAAGGCTTGAAAATAGTACTCGAATAACTAATATAATGCTTATCGAATTTTTCGAAATGCCTAAGACTAATGAATCTATGAGATATATATCAGAACTTAGACAAGATATACAATATTGGGAAGACCGAGCTAAAGAAGAACTTAAGTATTAACACAAAAGAAAAGGGGCGTTTCCCAACGTCCCTCTCCCAATTAATTTTTACTACGCAAAACACAGATTGTAAACAAATGTTTACTCTTAAACAATACAAATAATACACCTGAGTTTTAATACTACTAAATAACTAATAACAACTTTATGATGATATTTTTTGGATATATCGTAATGTAATAGTCGGTGGCAATTTCTCAATATCCAAAGTTTCTACCGAAGTTTCTTGTAAGAAAGATTCCCCTAATAGGTTCCAGCTTACTACGATAGCACCATCTTGAATACCCTTGGTAGGAGTTCCTCTACCGAAATCTCCATTCAATCCCGTCTCCCTATTAAAGAAAGATTGGGGTCTAACATTCTCCCAGTTATTGGCATCATCCTGTTTACCTTTAGATACACCGAGAGCATGCCTATGTCTTGGTAAATCATCGCCTTTCAATTTAATAACAAAGTTACCTTTAGTGGGAGTATAGAAATCCCCAATATTCTGTAGCATCATCTCGTCTCCAATTTGAATACCTCCGGCCTGATATCCTATTACTATCCTACCTGAAGCCTTTGTATATTCAGCCCATCCTTCAGGGATTACATCGGTTTCCCAAAGAATAATAGAACCGATTGGTAAGTTAGCAGTACTCAGAGATTCAGAGAATTCTTTTCTGATAGCCTCAATTTGACTATCAATGTATTGCTTGATATTTAACTTAGTACCCGATTCATCTACTACTGGAAAGCCTGAATTTATCTGTTCTACTCTTTTCACTGATTCTTTCATCATACTCTGGGCAGCAGTAGTATAAGGGATTTCTTGGAACTTACCCTGATAGGGTACGATAGCAAAGTTCTCATTTCGTTTGGTCATTGCATCGGTACCCTTACCATATACTCCGATAAGAACAACCGAAGTTTTATTATTAGAGTAATAAGGGCAAGCACTCTCTACCAGCTCTAGAAGATTGCTATAGGTCATATCGTAATTAGAATATACATCATTATTAATGATATCCGGTGTACGATTCTCTTCGGCAATCGGATAATAAATATCCAGAGACTTTTTAAACAAGGTGTAGAAGCTTTCGGAGGATTCATTCCAATAAGCTACAAAGTCTACTGGGTTATCTACAGGTTCGGAGATAGTAGTGTGTACTGCAAAGAGTAATACCTCTTCCGTTGAACCCTTGGTACCTTGGATGTTCTCAATGGTAATAGTTTGTTCATCAGATATAAATACATACCCATCCCTTGAAATACACCCAAAGTTTACATCTGGCAATTCTCCATCTTCTGAAGCCTTTGCCATATACCTTGCCATAATCCTATCCTTGATTACATTGGCATACTTACTTCCAGCAACTCCCTGAGGAGATACCACTAACTTGTTACCATTTATGGTAGCTGAGCCAAATCCACAGAATGGTCCTAAACCAGAAGGAGCAGCAATTGCCTCTGCTGCTTCCTTTGATTTAATAATACCTTCATACTTAAAGTACGTCTTCATTGTCCTTAGTATTTTTAAATTGATTCTTTTGTTCTGACATATCTTTAAATGCTTCACCTACATCCTTGAACTTTAAGGTTAACAATTTAAAGAGTATTCTCCATATACTATACCGTTTCTTAATACCATGTATTTCACAGATGTGTCCATATATACTATCTACTTCGAAACAGTAGCATATTACCATAATCGTTATTGATACCACTATTGGGTTCATCCCATAGGGTTCTCCAATAGCTTTACCAAGTACAGCACCAAGTAGAACATAGCAGATATAATCTACTATCTTGTTTAGAGTTCTTCTTCCAGCTCTAGATTTTCGAATTTCGATTTTCTGTAACCTACTTGCAGATAACCCAAACCATAAATCTGATAGGATTAGAATTATTGCAAGAATTATCATCCATCTCAAATCATACAAGATTTGTGTACACTCTCCCAATATACCCACAGTGAATGTCTTGAATAAAGACTGAGTTGTGGTCTCTGTTATTCTATCGATTGTTGAATTTATCATTGTTCTACTATTTGCCAAGATTGATTACTGTAAGTTGTAATGGTAAATGTTTTCTCTGAGAGGTCATCATGTTCCCATTCTAACTTTTGAGGACTAACACTTAAAAGGTCTGCATCTACTACGGTGAACTTAGTTCTCTTCGAAGTATCTACCACTGATTCGAATATATACTCTCCAGCTTGTGCAGTTACAAATTCATAACCAGCACCACCTGCGTCATAAGTAGTTACTTTACCAACTTCCCTTATTCGACTATCGAAGTCAGGTTTATTAGAAGTACACTTGATTAAAGTAGATACTTGTTTAACATTCCCCTTTAATTCTGCATAAGTGGGAGTACAAGAAATCTCGATGATTGTAGGATAATCTTCCAGTATTACTTGACATCTTAATGAAGAACCATCATCTGCCACAAAGGTATAAGTCCCAGCCTTGGTAAGAACAATTTCCTCATCAAGGTTATAGGTTTCCCCGTTCTCATCACAGGTAGCAGTACCACTTACATTGACCCCATTTTTCATTTCCTCAAGATGGAACTTACAAGCAGACTTCTCATCCAATAATTGGTATACTGCATAAGTATCATCTATCTGGTCTTCTGGTAATGCCCAGTTGGGTTCTTTCCAATGACTGTCTGTAGCATCCGAAGGTACTATCTTTAATTTATTCTGATATACTACTGGAGAATTATTAACTACCAAAGTAGTCTTAGCAGTAGGGTAAGCTACAGACTGGAAGGTATAAGTCCCTGCCCTATTTGCAGTATATACATAACCATTCTGAGCATTAAAGGTTTCCCCAGTTTCAATTACCCTTACTCTGTAATCATTCCCATTACCAGAAATACGTTGTATCTTTACTGTAGCTTTTGCAGAGCCATTGAATAATGTGACTGTTGGTGGGCTAACAGTAATTCTATATACTGCAGTCTTACCAGATACTACTTCGAATATACCTACACCTTCATCGGTTTCCCTTTTATCCAGTGTACATTTAAACTTATAAGTACCATAACTATTAGCAGTAAACTTATCACCGTTCTTAAACAACTTAGTATCACCAATTAGCCTACAATATAGTTCACCAGTAAATGATTCTGGGTAATTCGATTCGATGGTAAGAGTGGTAGTAGCATCCTTGATACTTTGCTTATCCCCAACTCTAAATTCAGAAGGTGTACATCTTACCTTATATGTAACCTCTTCTCGAGTTACGACAAAAGAAGTTTGCTTCACTGGGAACTCTACTACCTCGAATATATAGGTACCTGGTTCGGAAAACTCCCAAGTTGAACCAGAGACTTTCACTATATCCGTACCAGATAATCGTACATTACAAGTTTTCACTGTACCCTTATAAGATACATTTGCCCTTACTACTGTACTTACTTTTAGGTTAGTAGGAGTTATCTTTCCAGTAATTGGGTCGCAAGTAATAGAATATACTCGATTATAGGATTCTTGATTAACGGTGATTTGGGTTACCTTAGTAGGGTCTCCCACACTTCTAAAATAATAAGTACCTGCCCTGGGTATGTTAAAGATAGAACCACTTTCATGTTTGGTGTAACCCCAGTTTACGTTATCACTGGATATCTGGTACCTTAAGTCAGCATTTACCCAATCTGAAGTTACTGTTACCCTCACTGGTACTTCATATACTTCAGAAGTAATCAAATTGGGTTGGTCTGGATTTACTAACTCGGCTTTAATAGTATACCCATCATTTACGGTAAACCCATATTGAATATTGAAAGATACATGATAGGGTATGAACCTTTTAAAGAAAGCCTCTACAGCTTCTCTAAATTTTCTAAAAGCTGCCGAGTTCGAAGTATATCCATGACCTGTAAGTCTAAAGGTTACTGGTATACACTGAGAACAGTCAAAAGTATTATCGTAAGTATACTTATCGTCATACTGATAGTATTGGTCAAAGTGTGGATTGCCTTTTACCCAACCATCATAGCTATCTGCTTTTGCAGGGTCTGTTACTACGCAGGTTAATCCATACAACCTCATCATTATCTCGAAGAACTCAGAGGTGCCTCTTATTTTAAAAAGAGATATCGAATACTTCAGGATGTTTCTTACTTGAGTACTGGTTAAAGTAAAGGGTCCCTCCTTTGGTATTATCCAAAGCTTAGATAACTCTTGGAGTTTATCATCGGAGTAGAACCCATTAAAGTACTCTGCCCATTTCTGTGCATCTATAGTGTTCCCATAAGCAAAGGGCATTTCTCCGAGGAATTGCCAAAGGAAATTGAGATACATATCCGGAGCCTTATCTATATCAATAATGTCCAAGATATTCTCAATATCCTTTGTAATGTAATCTTCAAAATGCTCTCCACAAATTTCTAGAAACCTCTCTAAGATGCCTTTGCCATTTACCTTATAGGTATCTTGAGCTTTATACTCGAATGGCAAAAAGTCGATTAGATTTTTGAGGTTTATCATTATACAATTTCTTTTACGGTTAAAGTCAATTGTGAAGCATTTTCGAATACTGGTAAATTAAAACCGGGGTCTTCATAGTCATGGTTAGGTTCTGATACCGTAATAGAATATCTGTAACCAGACTGATAATTATTGTTCTGAATATCCAAAGAGAAGTCAAAGCCATTAGCCTTATCTATTACCTGTATAGAATTACCTACAGTACCAGTAGCCATATACCCATTTGATACAGAACGTACAGTAAAAGTAGTTGATGAATTGAAGGTAATATAGTAAGTCATAGACCCTTTAGCCTTATTCAATTTAAACTGACCCAAGTTCAATTCTTTATTACCATAGATGGTAGTAGGCCAAGGTTTAATATAGAATTTAGTAAGGTGAAGGTAATCTACTGTTGATAAGTTATCTATTAAGGCATAGATATCTGATAACCTTACGCTTCCACCTATCTGAGCTTGCTCTGGAGAATAGGCATTGTATAATGCTGTAAGAATTTGAGTTTGTATCTCTGCAGTCTTATAAGACTTCTTACCGGTAACATCCATCTCTAGAATAATCTGAACCTTGCCTGCAGATTTAACCTTCAACCAAGTAGTCATAGGAGCCCTTTGGGATAATAAATTATATACCCTATTAATTAATTCAGAAGAAGCAACTGCTCCACCATCTGGGCTAATATATACGGTAAGCTTTCTACCGCATTCATAATCGGCTTTAGCTTTATTTACCCCATCAACTAACATAGCTAAACTTTCGAAATCCTCTTTGGTAATTGCTACTCCCAAAGTCTTTACACTCAAAGGTATATGTTCTTTGAGCATTGTAAAATTTTCATAGTTTGAACCACCTCCAGCATCATAAGCATTACTTACAGTAGCATCCGTAATTGAGGAAGATATTACTGAAGGTACAGAAGTAATAGTATTACTCTTTACATTACCCTGAGTACCATTGGTTAAGTAGAATACCACATTGGTTATTTTTGCTCCTGCTGCAGGCTTCTTACCAAAGGTACCATCTCCAAACATTATATAAGGATTGAGTGCCTCATCTACTGAAACCCTGAAATGCTTATCTGTGGGTTTGGATTTTGCAAATGTATCTACTAATACCCAAGTTTCCCCACCTATCTGTAATGACATAGAGCCTTGTTCATAATACTTACCATTGGGTAGAGTACCAAGATGAATTATAACTCTATCTCCAGTGGGTATTACCATATTATTGAGAGCGCTTGCAGTATACTTCTCATGTTGTATAATTGGTACTTTACAAGTGGTTACATTTGAATACCAAGTTACGTCTCTGGCAGATAACCAAGAATTACCACTAGAATCTGTAAATAAAGTTCCTTGAGGTATAGTTAATTTAGCTCCGATAGAATTACCAGTAATACTTCTGGATAAGATTACATCTACTGTAGCAGCAATTGCTGCTCGAGCATGGTAATCTACCAAAGCCCCATGTTTAACTACCGAATCATACCTTCTTGCCGTAGATAGGAAAGTTTCCCTTGCCATGTTATCTACATAGTAGTGAAGTACTTCGGCAATTGCCGCAAACAATGAGAGGATGATAATTAAGATATTCCCCTCCGAATAATCCGTTATGAGTTTCTGACCTTGAGGGTCTTTGAGTCCCATAAGGGATTCAACCAGCTTGGCCTTAATCTGTTGATAAGACCTCTGGTATGGGTTAAGCCATTTATTTGTGATTCCCATATTATTGTGTATTTAATGAATTATCCGACCGGTCATAGGTGATATCGAGGTACTGACTAGAATTTGTTCCATTTACTACATAGGTTACTTCTATGTGTATTTTTGCATCAACTCTAGTAACTGTGATATTTTGGAAGGTTATCCTTTGTTCCCAAGCACCTATGGCTTGTTTTAAAAACTCTTTAATTATAAAACTTAGGGCTTGTGAGTTTGGTTCCTCAATACATTGCCATAGTTTACTACCAAAGTTTTCCTGTCGAAATCTCTGGCCAATCATGTAATATAGGATAGCACTTATATTATCCCGGATAAGTTTGAAATCCCCATTTACTGGGTACCAACCGGTTTCTCCCTTTTCGTTTCGAGTAAGTTGAATAGGAAACGTTACTCCTATACCAACTATATCTGTGAAGTAATTCTTTTCCATTAGTGTATACAAGATTTATCCTCATAATCATCAATCTGAAATTGTGAGAATGGTTTAGTTACTTGAGTTACAGTAGGACCTGAAGAACCTGGTCCAGTAGTTACACCTGAGTGTACATGAGAGTTGAACATACTTCTTAATTGTTCGAGTTCCTTAACCGTTTGGTTTAGTTTCTCGGTTAGCTGTTCGATGTTGATGATACCTCTATTTTCTCCCTCATTTATTACTACGGTATCACCTGAGTTAATACCAATGCTTTTCTTAGAAGCCACCACTACATCTGATTCAGAGTATACTGACACAGTACCATTGAAGTATAAGTTCAGAGTTCCTTCATCGTCATTAATAACAATCAGATTACCTTCTGGAGTAACTAAGCCCATCTTATTGGGCCCATTCAAGGGTTCAGGGATTTGTTGTAATCCCCATCCATGATATTCCCAAAGAGGTTTAGTTGGGTCTCCGAATTCGAAAGTAACAAAAACTATATCGCCTATCTTAGGAGCCAAGAACTTGAAGCCTGTACTAATTGAACCATGTTGTCCTTTTGGTAAGGCCCATGCAAAAGTACCTCCCATTACTTCTGGGATACATACTTTCACCCTATTCATATTCTTCTCAGTATCTTCATTGTCTATGACTATACCTCGATAAACTGAGTAGTACCTACCAAGGCCTTCTAGGCCTTCTTCGGTTATTATCTTTGCAGTTTCGTATCCCATAATTACTTAATCTTATTTAACTTTAGGTATTCCTTGTAGTTCTTCATGGCCACTGCCTGATAATCAAATTTAACCCAATAATCATCTGGCACCTGAACTTCCTTGATTGTAATCTTGCCAGGTATGTACTTACCGGTAGATGTAGTAAGATTACCTTCACTGATAATCATACCTTCGGCTTTTTCAAGTGGGTCTTTTGCAACTACTTCGGTATAGTAAGCTTTCTTCCGTATAAACTCATCTGCAGCTCTCCAGTCTTTTAATTGACCATTCTTGTCCATGAAGCTCTCTACGAAGTATACTACCTCGTTATCGGTGAAGTCAAGTACCAATTCATTAGTATTACTCAAAGCCTTTTTATCTTTACCCTTATCCGTCTTACTGTTTGCCTTAGCTTCATTGGCTACAATAGTTTGAGTAGATAAACCGGACTTAGCTGTAACTGAACCTGATTTACCAGCATTCTTAACTAATTCTAAATTAGTTACATAACCTTGACCTGCATCCATAGAGTGAGTACACTGTTTAATATACCAAGGTCCTGACCAACGTTTACCTACATTCTCAATTATGATAATCTGAGATGATGCTAGAGAAGGTCTGCCCACTACTTGCATTTTACCTACAATACGTTTCTCTGTATGCTTTAAACCGCCATTAGCATTAGCATTAGCTGCCCAAACATATTTATCGGCTCCCCCATATCTACTAAATAGGTTATGATAAAGCTTATAGATGGGCACATCCATATTAGCCTTTTTCCAATGTTGTACTTTCACACTGATACTGTAAATTCCCAAGCTTTGATTAAGAGGGTTCTTATACTTGATAACTGGAGTGTCATCTATTACGATTGCATACGGGTCATCTTTTAAAGCTTGTATACCTCGATTTACACTTGCCATGTCTTCAGATCCCCAAGCAGTAGCACCTCCCTTATTAGCATGTTGAGGGTCATAATCTCTTGGGTCTACATCTTCTACAGTCATGTAAGTCATTTGGTCTTCACCTTCAAATAGATACCTCTCATTCTTCAATATCTTATAAAGATTAGCCTCTAACTCTTTATCTGTTTTTGAATTACGTAATGCTTGTTGTACGGCAGATCTACGGTCACTTGGTAAATTAGAAACTGCTTGATTGATGGCTTCTTTTAGTTCAGTAATGCTCATCTCATCTAGATATTTCTGTTTACCCTTCCTATAAGCTTCTGCAGGGTTAGCAGCATTGTATTCAGCTACGTCACTATTCCAATCGTAATTCAATTCTTTCTCTGCTGCAACCGCTGCTTTGAAATTCATATCATTAGCTAGAGCATGTTCTATCTGAATACTTTGTACTTTCCAAATATCTTCGGGATTATTCTCTGCCCCATATTTACCTACTGAAGTAGGCCAATTTTTGTAGTATACACCATTTGCCCCATTGGGCATTACTTGAGGTAAGTTGTTATCTTCTGGTTCTTTTATACCTGTAGTGACTACATTTAAGTCTTTAGTCTCTGGACTTACCAAAGGAGATAGAGTTGCCTTAACTCTTTTGGTAATGTTCTCCATGGCAAAATATACACTAAGTACCTCACCATTCTCACCTTGATAGGTATAAGTATGAACTGGTTCCTCATTGAACTTACGATTATGTATATAGATAACTCCATCCCTGGAATCTACATACCAAGGCCCATTAGTATAACCTTTCATCTTCTGTTCTAATTGAACCAAGATATTCTTACCCACCAAACCAAAGTCGCTATCAATTAAAGCCTTTAAATCCTCAGGCATAGCTACTTGAGCTACTCCACTAAACCGGTTAGCATAAAGCACCTTTCCAGTAGTAGTTCGAGTATTTTCTGTAGGCACTTGTAGTGACTCATATACTTTATTACTTATTATCTGTTGTTCCATTACTGAAAGATTTCTATGATTACACCAGTAGAATTATCACAACCATTGTCCAAGAAGGTAGATAACTTATAACCTTCCATATCCGAAAAGTTATAAGCAGGCTGATACCTTAAATCACCTGTGGAATCAATGCACTTAATAGTTACATGAGTACCTGTAGAATCAAAAGTAGCTTCGGAGTCCCTTACCTTGATTACCTTTATGGGACCAGATACGAATTGACCATCGGGATAAATATAACCCCACTGAAGGCAGATTACCTGACCCTCTTGTAAAGCCCCGATATCTACGGTATCTGGATTGCCAGTATCAAAAGTGATGGTAGCCAAATTCTCTTTCTCTTCATCGTATTTATAATTCCAGGTACTTATATACGCTCCAAGAGGAATGCCCGTAAGAGGATTCTTAATAGGCATTCCTTTAAAATCGAAAAGGGCCAAATAAGGTTGGCCCATTCCATTATACAATATAGGTTTCTGTTTAGCCGGCATACACTGGGATTTTTATAATGGTTCCACTTTCTAATTCCTTAAATGGATTGAGGATAGTATTTGCTTCAGCAATTAGAAACCATTTACCAGAATCCCCATAATACCGATAAGCAATATTCTGCAAAGTCTCACCATCCTTAACGGTATGTTGAAGATCATCGTTAGAAGAAGGTACTGATGTCTGTACTGCCTCTAAAGAATAATCTCCATCGCCATAGTTTAAAACATAGGCCTGGTTATAGGGACTTGCACCTTTTAAATATTGAGATGTATCAATCATATTTAATGCCCTCCGTCTTCTTAAGTGAATCAGTATTAATAAAATCTCCATAGGATAAATTATAAGCACTTACTCTCTTGAAGATTAATTCCTGAGTTGCTGCTGCAGGCAATAACTTACCATTGCCAAATGTAGCAGGTTTACCTGGTACCCTTACTCTATAACCATTCTGAAAGTTCTTCAGAGTATAGGTTGCAGAGGTAAGGATATAATAATGATTTTCGAATATACCAGAATCTCCCCACTCGATTTGGATTATTGGAGGTGCTGCTTGATAACCGTTTGCCTTCGTCCAGGCTTCAAGTAATCTACATTTATTTATCACTTCCTCTGGGTTATCCAAAGTAGTTGAGAACCAAGATACATTAAATTGAATGATATCTTCAGCTCCCGTGAAATGATACATAGGTGTATTACGACCCATAGACTTAATAGTTGCCCAAGTAGTTTCTCCTCGAAAATCTAATTCGGGAGGTCGATTCTGTAAAGTAATATATTGGGTTGGGTTAGCAGACATATTATAAATCCGTACTTCGTTTTGATATCGGATGCCTGCCTTTACTTCGAAGTTTCTGTAGTTAGTGGTATTCTTATTACCCTTTGCTGGGTCTACTCCTTCCCCTTCCTCCATCCTTGGAAATTGTAATTCCATTCTCCATTTTGCCTGGAGTTGTTTGTTCAGAGTTGGGTTCTTAGAAGATATCTGAGCTTCTCCGGGTACCCCATTAGGGTCATAGATTTTACCCTTGAGAGCACTATCTTTTGGAAGAGTAGAAGTAGCTCGGTTAAGTAATATCCGAGCTCTCCAAAGTTTATTCAAAGGGCCAGTAAGAACACCTGCTGTATCTCGAGTAAGGTCATTGTATTTTTCAACAACTTTACCAGCTGCCTGTCCTAATATTCTAGCCATAATATTTTAGTTTATAATCCTAATACTACTCCAGTATAATCCTGTTGACTACCAAGGGAATAGTCACCCATAGATTGCCCATCAATTGTAATACCAATCTTGCCCTCTTTTAAACCATCCCTGATGGCAGACCTCATGGCATTGATAAACCTTTCTTCATTCTGAGCTTTGATAACTAAGGGGTCATCCTCCTTGTTATTCTGAGCATCGGTATTTTTATCTATCGAACTGATAAGTCTACCACCTACCTCGATTAATAGAGGTAAACCTATGCTAATGGCTAAACCCCAGGGTCCTCCTAAGAACCCCATAAATCTACCCATCATACCAGTTAAACCTTTAGCAGCAACCTGACCTGCTGCTCTACTACCAGCATTAGCAGCAGCTCCACCGACTGCACCTCCTATAAGATTACCTGCCATAGTAGTTGCCATTGGTACACCTGGGTTAGGTGTTTTAACATATCTACCATTTAGCATATTGTAGAACCTACCCTTGCTATTCATATAAATACCACTTGACATCATCTGGAGTTGAACCATAGTTCTCATAAGGTTAACCAGGCTTACCATGTGAGCTTCCATGATGGCAAATTGGGTATTGGTCTTTATAGCCGCAGCTGACATACCTTCGGTAGAAGCAGTAGCTATAGTTTGTAGGTAACCCATTGACCTTATGACGCCTCGTACAGTCCTAAAGCCTGCAACTATTGTACCTACTACTACACCTGTAGCAGCTACTCTTAAAGCAAAACTACCTCCCCAAGTTTCTGAAATAGAATTAACTATGTCCAGGAACTTAACTCCGAATTGGAGAACTGGAGTAAAGATTCTACCCAAAGCCGCACCTGCCGTAACGGTTAAGTTCTCTATACTTGATTCGAATTGGTCGATTACACCTGCATCGGTTTTAAGACGTTCTTCATTGAGTCGATTTACTGCTCCCATGTTTTGGTCATAGGTAGCAAGTATCT